GCAGTCACTGCAACTCGATCGCATCGCGGACGCCAGCCCCTGGGTCGTCGAAAACTGCCCCGGGGCTACGATTGTGTATGCGTCTACGCGGAAACACACGGAGGCCTATGCGGATTCCATTGCGCGTTACACCGACCGGCCGACGTTCTTCTACCACGGAGGCATGAACCAGAACGATCGTAAGTTCAGCCAGGACAAGTTCATGTCGGACCCGGACGCCATCATCTCAGCCACCAACGCCTTCGGTATGGGGGTCGACAAGCCAGACATCCGGAACGTCGTTCACTTCGACATCCCAGGTAACCTGGTTTCTCTGGCCCAGGAGGTGGGTCGAGCAGGTCGTGACGGTAATGATGCTTTCTGCACCATCATCCCCACAGCCGAGGGCATTCGCACCCAGCGACACTTCATCCGGTGTGGTAACCCGACCCCCAAAGATATCCGCGCCTTCTTTCAGGCTGCGGCATCCATGCGGGAAGGGCGGAATGGCGCGATCACAGCTAAGCGGGACGAGATTGCCGCCGCAGCCAACATCGATCCGTTCGCTATCCAGGCCATCATGACCTTCTGCCTGGGTGAGAACATCTTCTACCACGACACTGCGGCTGCGCGCCAGCAACGTCTGCGGTTCGCGGATGTGATCCCGTCTCTCACAAAGATGCAGCAGGAGACCAGGAATGCTCTCTTCGATGTGTCGGTCGAGAAGGACGGGTGGTTGCAGTTCGACATCGAGGCGTTGTCTGAGCAGCTCAGTAAGGAACCTACCACCGTGATGGGCCGGCTACGGAAGCTACACGACCTGGGATACATCGAGTGGGTAAGGGCGGCGTCGTCTAAACCTCTGCAGATTGGTAAGCAACCCAGCGAGATTCCTCAGGAGTCCTTCGATCGGTTGGCAGAGAAAGCAGCGCAGTCATTGGCTGACCTGCAGTCTGTGTTGGAGTATGCTGAGACGGCGGACGACGAGAAGCATGATTTCCTGGAGGCACACCTGAACCGATGACCGGTCCTCATTGCCTGGAAGCCCAGGAGTGCCGCGGCGACTTCTGGAATACTCTGGAGACTGCTATGGGCGAGTGCGGCGGCGGGTTCCCCATAGAGAGGATTGCCAAGATGAGCTTGGAGGATGTCGTAGAGGTGCTGGCGCAGAACGGGATCCGCATGGTTTACATCGAGGGCGCCAAGATCAGCAAGGCGAGGCAGGCAACGACTGCGTCGTAGACGGATTGCCATTCGAGAAGTAAAATGGTAGAAGTTAGACTATGCAGCAGCCGACTGATACCCCTGAACCGCCGCCTGGCGTCACGCTTCGAGACCCTGAGGACTCAGACGCTATCCGCGGTGACATCGAGGACTCGATGCTCGGTGCGATGGACCGCTACGTGAACGGGTATTCCTACGGCGGCGTTAAGCTTGAGCTGAAGGACCTGAAATACGTCGGCGCCAAGTCCTACTCCAAGAAGGAGCAGAGCGATGCGTTGATGAGTGACCGTCTACTGTCCCGCCGGCTGCGCGGAACAGTCAGGCTGGTCAATGAAGAGGACAACAGCGTCCTGGACGAGAAGAAGAATATCACGCTGGCCCAGGTGCCCTACCTCACTGAGCGCGGGACCTTCATCGACAACGGCAGCGAGTTCAGCCCTGTGATGCAGTCACGACTGCTGCCTGGGTCTTACACCCGCCGCAGGGACAACGGGGAGTTGGAGACGCACTTCAACACTCGACCCGGCACGGGGTCGGCCATGCGAGTCACATTTGATCCGACGTCCGCCCAGTATCGCCTCAAGGTTGGGTCTTCGGATCTGCACGCTTACTCGGTCTTTAAGGACCTGGGCGTGACCGACGAGGAGCTGGAGCGCAGGTGGGGGCCGGATATTCTGGAGGCCAACCGAGCTAAGTATTCCCGCCACACACTCGACAGGCTCTACAAGAAGGCCATTCCCAAGTGGGAGCGGGACGATTCGCGGGAGCCGGCAGAGAAGGTCAAGGAGATCCGGGCGGCGTTCGATCGTGCTCAGGTATCCGACGGCATCCTCAAGCAGAACCTGCCAAACCTCTACAGCCAGGAGAAAGCAGCTCGGTGGCGTATGGAGGGGCGAGCAATCCAGGTCATCCAGAACATGGCCAAGGAAGCCTCGCAACACTTCGAGCCCGACTTCACAGCCGCGCAGGTGTTCGACCAGTGGGAGTTCTTCGAGGTTGGTATGACGAAGCGGGCAGCGTTCGACCCGGACTTGAGCCCGGAGGAACTGAAGGAGACTTACAACTCTGTCTACGGCGGATCCGGGCCGAGGTTAGCATCCATGCGGGCGTGGCCGAAGCACTGGCTCGACGGAACGGACAGTCAGGGTTGGCTGCAGTGGTATGAGAATTACTCCGCCGGTCGCCGAGGGGACACTGACGAAAAGCAGAAGAAGCGGTGGAAGAACTTCAAATCCTTGCACGGCTCTCAGTTCGTAGCCAAACCCACACCGCGCAGAGCTTACGCCCTGGTGAACTGGGGGATCGACCCGATCAAGATGCTCTCGGACGAGAAGGGAGAGGACATGAAGGAGGAGATGGAGCGCTACCGCCGCGGCGAGTATGTGAAGTGGTTCATGAACCGCCACGACTTCGATGACGATGAGGCTACGCGGTTAGGCAAGTTGGCAAAAGGCCGAGGCGCCAAGACAGTGGACGAAGTTCCAGGCCCGGGTCAGCTGATGACGCTTGCGCTGGACGGTCACATTCAACCAGAAGATTTGAAATGACAGACGCTGGGTTACTTTACGCCACGACGGCGATACTGTGGGGGATGTACTCGTCAGTCCGCACGCACAATCTTTACGGGAGCGAAGGGCGTCAGATGCTGTCCTTCGTGATCAACGTGTTGGTTTGCCCCGTCGCCATTATGGTCACCATTTACCAAGAGACCCATGACAGCTAAGCCCGCTCCTACCGCCAACCCTATGGCTCATCACCGCTACCTGGCGGATGACGACGAGCACGAAGCTTACTCACCGATCGGGGTCGACGGTCTACTTGCCGCCACGGAGAAGCTCCTGGCAGTCAACCGCGGCCTGGCAGATCCCGATGACCGCGACTCGTTACCCAATGACCGGGTGCATACGGTGGACCGCCTACTAGCCGAGCGAGTGAAGCTCGATCACGGGCGGACTCTCCGGTCCATGATGGGTCGCCTGAGTCGGGCGAAGACACTCCAACCATTTGGGGCCAATGCGTTTGGCGAATACTCCACGGGCTACATCAAGAGTAACCCACTGGTCCCGGCTCTCGAGGGGATCAACCTCATGCATAACCTGGAGCAGAAATGCCGCATCACCAAGATGGGGCCAGGAGGGATCGGCGATCCCAACGCAATTACGGAGGACATGCAGGCTGTGTCAGCGACGCAGTTCGGCTTCGTGGATCCTATCGCGGGGCCAGAAAGCCTGTCCAGGGACACGTTGATATTAAGTGACTTAGGTTGGGTTACGGCTCACGAGGTAACGATGAAGCACCGCCTGGCTTGTAACATCGACGGGCGGTTGGAGTTCCGCCATCCAGAGAAGGTTCACAGTTACCCGTTCAAGGGTGAGTTGATTGGGGTGAAGACGAAGTTCATGGATTTCCTCGTGACTCCCACGCACCGCATATGGTCCAGGGATACGGACAAGCGCAACGCTCTTGGTCGTCACTGGCAGATGAGGTTCGCGGGGGACATCTTCGGTCGCGCCGTGAATTTCGAGATGGCTCACGACCCTATCCTGCACACTGGAGATGAGACGTTCACGGGCCTCGAAGGCTGCGAGTTCCCGATGGGGCCGTGGTGTAAGTTCCTGGCCTACTGGATGGCTGACGGGTCCCTCAAAGGAGATGGGGCGTGGATTGCGATTACCAATGCTACTACCAGACCAGCATACGCCGGCATAGGGGAGGTCCTGGACGCTCTGGGTCTACAGTGGAAATACAGTCCCAGCAAGGATCCTGGAGCAGTAGGTAAGGGGGACTTTCTGATCAAGCACGGCGCGCTGTGGGATTACCTGCGGCAGTTCGGCAAGGCCGGGACGAAGTATCTGCCAGACTACATCCTACGCCAGAGCGTTGAGGTGCGGGAGTCTGTATGGCAGTCTCTCATGGAGACTGACAGCCGGGTCAACGCGTCGCATACCTCGTTCGTCTCCACCAGTAAGAGGTTCGCTCGTGTGGTGGAGCGCCTGCTGATATCCCTCGGTCACCCAGTATCCTTTCGCGAAGAGCCTGATTCCAGAGAGCACGTTAAATCCACTAATTGGGTTGTCTCGAAGCTGAAGCTGACGACGCGGCAGGCGATGACGCCTTCCCACAACGGGTGGTACAAAGAGGCCTACGATGACGACGTGTTCTGCGTCACCGTCTCAGGCGGGATGATCTTCACTCGCCGAGGTGATGGTTACGGGCATTGGACGGGTAACTCTGAGAAAGCAGGCATCGATGTGCGCCTTGCTCACGGAGCAAGGATTGGGTCAGATGGTCGAATTTATCAGTTGCTACTCAACCGTAAAACCGGTAAGAATGAATGGGTCTCCCCTAGTGATATGAGGGGTAAGACCGTCAAACTACCCGACTAATATGAGTGAACCAACCGACTTCCCGATGCCCTCACAAGAGGAGTTCCGTAACGCCCGCCACGCTGGATTTGATGATTCAGTAGCGCCACTGGCTACGGAACGTCGCGACCGTCTGACTGCTGCCCACCGTCCCCAGGACGCTCGCCGTGAGGCGAATGTGAATGGGTTCTACGCAAGTGTCCTCGGTAACGAAGACTGATGTCACACGCCAGACGGCGAGTCGAAAACCCCGATAGAGCTTTCGACTCCGCTAAGACGGCGCCCGCCTCCGGCACGCCGCTAGCGTTAGTATATCTGGAGTCCTACCTCGAGGGGAAGGCGAACAGGAAGCTAGCGACTGCAGCCCTTCTGGGGTGTAGCACGCGCACAGCTGGGAGGATCGCTTCGCGCACCACAGCTTACACGGCTGGGATGAAGATGGAGTGGGTCTACCGCATCTGCGCCGTAGTCGGGAAACCTATGGGCGACATCCTGGGAAGCCGCAACCCAAAGGAGTGGGGAGACTGTATCATCGGTTGGAACCACGCCCGCAATGCTGCGGAGGGTATCCAGTTCGCAACGGACTGCGCTCTCGCTATCGTCTACAAGGCCTACACCGGGTTCTCTCTGACCGGTGGGTTTACTGTTTCGTATCACGGGGGCTTCCCGAGTGACGTGACAATCTTCCTGTCCCCAGCGCCAGAGATGAGCGTCAACAAGGGTCGATTCGGGTTGCACCGGATAATCGTGACCTCTGAGCGCACCTCGCCCGACAATCGCAAACGGATGTTCGTGCAGCACATCGACCCAGTGGATGACCTGCAGGATAAGAATTTCCTGACCGTTAAATACCTCGAACAAATACTCAAATATATCTATGGCATTACAAAGCACCTCCCCGCCGAGCTCCAACGAGAGGCAGCTCGATCGGCCGCCTAACCCAGGCGACGCCGTCGCGGCCTTCGTCGACCAGCTGCGAGACGGCGACGATTCCGATCTTTACACGGACGAAGACGAAGCTGCCGCAGCGCAGGAGTCATCGTACCTAGCGTCACTGTCTGCCCCGGTAGACCCCGTAACCTTGGCGCGCGTTCAAACGGGCCCAGTGCTACCAGCGGTTCTGCAGAGAATATTTGGCACACCAGCAGAAGACGAGCTGATGGCGGTGGCTAAGATCCTGGACCCGCAGGCCAGGAAGACGCTGACTCTGGTGTTCCACACGGAAGCTGGGGATGTTAAGTGCCCGGTCAACTGGTCCTCGGTCGCCCCCGAGCGACTCCACCTTGAGGATCGGCTACTGCTTATGATGGTGAGATCCTCTGAGACCATGTTCTCCCCCAACCCTGCTGCGAAGCTGGAGATCAGTTTCCTGGAGAGTAGGAGCGCCCCTAGGAGAAAGGTGATCTGCCTTGCTCCTCCCATGCAGCTCTACGCCGGTGTCGGTGTTGACTTGCTGTGCTTTCTGCCTGACACTGATCCTATGGAAAAGACAGGAAAACTCGAAGACGGTGCTCCATCGGTAGTCTCAGGACTACCTAGCGACACTGTGAACGAAGACGGAGAACCAACCGTCGAGGGTGAGAAGTCGGCCTCGATGCTCGGTGCTGTAGCCTCTGGACCCCCTGAGGTAGACTTCGACAAGGTACGCGAGGGCTGATATACTCTGCAGCATGGCGATTGTTTCCTCATCTTTTATGAACGGACCGAAGAAATTCGGCGACCCGTTCATACTTCCATCGACGGACTCTTTCCCTACGGATATAAAGTCGTCGCTGGATCTGTGCCTCTATCTTTACAAGATGAACCGCCTCTACGGAGCGGTGTGCAATCGGATCGTAAGTTACTTTATCACTGACATTGAGTTCGTGGACGGGGGAGACAAGGACGAGCAGCGCGACTTGAGAGATCTGTTGCTGGAGACCCTGGCGGTCTTTACCAAGATGCAAGCGGCCGGTATTGACTGGGCGGTCTACGGTAATGCGTTCATAAGAGTTGTGGAGCCGTGGGACAGGTGGCTTATCGACGATCGCGACGACAAATACCGCGCCATCTCGCTCGATACTTTCCCGGAGCATTTGGTGCACTACAACTGGCGCGAAATGACTTACACGGTGCCGGATTTGTCTGCTGCACTTGACTCACCCAAGGAGGAGTGCGCAATCAGCAAGCTACCCAAGGTGACGTTGGAGTTCAGAGACAAGCCATCAAAGGCCCCAGACCGATTCTCAATCATTGCGCTCGATCAGCGCTACGTCGACCTGGACACGCCGCATCACGCGGACACGACTGAGTTTATCTACAGGATCCCGCCCAATATGGAGTCGCGGATCAAACGCAACAATCTCCACGAGGTCAACAACACACCACGAGGATTGCTCGAGGCGGTCGCCAAGAACAAGGATTACCGGTTCCGTAAAGGTGAGGTGTTTCATTTCAAGGGGCCGGCCCCGAGCGGCGTGTCAGACTCTGGATGGGCAGTGCCGGAGGTGCTCATGCACTACGACTCCCTCTACCAGCTCCAGGTCTACCGCAAAGCAGACTTCGCTGTGGCCCAGGACTTTCTTCTACCTTTCCGGGTGTTCAGCCCGAACTTCTCCGGTAATGCGAACGACACGGTCATGAACACGCTGATGTCTCGCTGGCGCGGCGAGATGCAGAACATGATTGCGACGAGGCGTAAGGACCCCACCGCCATCCACGCACTACCTTTCCCCGCGGAACTCAATTCTTACGGAGGCGAGGGGAAGAACATGGTTCTCCACGAGGTCGTAGAGGTTTACACCGACGCCCTGTTCGATGGCCTTGGATTCCCTCGTGAATTATTCAGGGGCACACTCTCCCCGGATCAACTGCCGAACTCTATCCGGATGTTCGAGCGCCAGTATGAGTGGCTTTACACGGCTCTCAACGGGCTGCTGAAGTTTATCGCCAGGACGGTGCAGAGAGCCTACGAGTCCGATGAGATGGAGGTTCGCCTCAAGCGCCCAGCCATGGCTTACAACGCAGAGTGGATGCAGTTGCGGATGCAGCTTGCAGCCAACCGCGAGATCCCACGAAAAGACGTCTACACAGACATTGGAGTGCCCGATCCCGAAAGCGCTTCTATTCGCGCCGTCGAGGAGGATCAAGAGATCCAACGCGGCGCCGAGGAACTGGCCAAGTCTTACGAGAAGGAGAAAACTCAAGGCTCTATGGCGGACCTGGCTATGGCAGCAGCCGAGCAGGGGATGCAGGAGCAGGCCCAGGCTGCCGGAGCGCCAGCAGGCGGCGCCCCAGCGGGACCTGGCGGTGGCGGGCTCGATTACTCTCTCGACCCCAACGCGAACCCCTCGATGGTGCAGCAGCGGGCCCAGGAGATCGCTATGGAGTGGCAGGCCATGCACGAGCAGGCGCCGAACTCACATCGTAAGGAGATGCAGTCCGCCGAGGCCCTTAACCCGACACTTTACGCAGCAGCCAAGGACGCCCTCGGCAAACTTCGCAGCCAAGGCGCGTCGGCCGGACGTGCTCAAGCTACGCAAGGAGTTGCAGGGCCGCAGCAATAAAGGTAGGCTTCCATTGTGAAGACAAGCACCCTCAACCCAGGCATCGTAAGTCCGTCCATCAAGAAGTTGCGTAACGCAGCGTTGAAGGAGATGGACGGTCCTGGAGAGAACGAGCAATCCAAAGGGAAGCCGACGTTCGACCAGGCGCACGACTCGACTCCAGACAATGACGCCTCGCAGGAGACGTTCGACGCCAAGAACGGCGTAGCCATGTATCCTGGGCCGAACGTAGAGCACATAGGCAACGGCAGTGGAGGGACGCGCTAATGGCTGACTCCGACACAATAGTCCCAGGCCTTACGCCTACAGGGAAGGTCCCGTCCTACGTCCCCCCTCACCTACGTGGGAAAGTGTGGGATTTTCGCAACGAGGATAACGGTAATATATCCTTCGCACACCCGGCTGCGTCCCTGGGGTTGGCGCCGGACAGGTCCCGGGTAAATCTGACCCCCGAGAAGTATAAGCAGACGTTCGATCCCATTCACCGCGGGTTGAACTTGTTTGACTCTATGAACGGGCAGCACGCGCCACTGCACAGATCGAAGACCCCTTCCAGGCAGATGAACGACAGCATTGCTGCCGCGCTCAGAAAGGCTTTCGACTGGGGGACTTCCTCGCAAGGTAAGGCTATCGGATCCGTGGGTGCTGCTTCAGCACTCGCCGGAGGAGTTGGTAGCTACCTGTGGGACCTCAATAGCGGAGGCAGCGGGTCTGCGAGTAAGGCTTTACTCATGGCACTCCTAGCCGGCAGCGCAGGAGCAGCCGGTACTGCCCTAGGTCAAAGTCGGCACAGCCAGCGGGAGAGCTACCTCGCCAAGACTGCTTCGATGGAGGTCGCTACGGCGCTTATGCGGATGCTCGACGGCGACCCCACTTTGAACTCGTATGAGAAAGCTCAAATTCTGAACGCACTAGGCCGAGCCCCAGATAATACCAGAGACCAGCTTTACCGCCTGATGCGAACTTCCATGGGAGCGGGGGCCGGCGTGCTTGCTATGAGATTCCTGGGAGCCAAGGGCTTGCTGCCGATGCTGGCAGGTGGTATCCTAGGTGGAATGCTTGCCAGGGGAGGGCCGGGACTTCGGCACAATGCGCAGGGACAACTTTCAATTACAAACTACCTTTAGAGCATGACAGACGATCCATTTTTTGAACTGGGAGTGCAGATGGCGGTGTCGCACCACGGCGTCTCCCGAGATGAGTTCCTGCAAAAGCGGGCGAGTGCGGCTGTCATGGAGACAGCCGAGGCTGCGCCGTTCCTGCGGGAGGTCTGCAAGATTGCGCACGCTGCGTTCGTCACCTCAGGAGAGCCTTACGCACCTGAGGCCATTTTGTTCGACAACTTGTCTAAAGCAGCGACGTGGCACCCGGCTTATAACCGCTTCACAGACCCAGTGCTTCGTGCGCTCGCCAAACAGGACTTCACGAAAGAGGGCGCAATGTTACTCCCTGCCGTGGTTGCACTTCACGATAAGGCTGGCGGTGGTTACGCTAAGACGCTCACCGCTGGAGGTGCCTTGGGCGGCGCCGCGCTAGGTTCTCTGGCCTTCCTTCTGTCCCGAAACGCGCAGCAATCTTCGGCAGAGAACGCCGGGTTGCTAGCGAAGGTCAAAGCCTACAAGCAGATCAAGCGTGATATTCAGGAGGACATGGCTTCTAACGACGCTATGGAAGCGGATGCTGCCGAGCCCACCCACCGATACAATGTCTAACATCGACCCCCTCGCGTCCAAGGCTGAGCAGGAAGCTCAGTTCCTAGCACAGGCTGAAGCTACGCTGGAGAAGTCGGCTACGGTGGTCGGTGAGAATTCCGCGCCGCAGGTAGGAGACTTTGTGCCCGATGACGCCAGCCGCTTTGAGGAGCGGCCAGAAGAGCCCGCCGACACACCGTCCCCGGATGAGCTGGAAGAACCTGCGACACGAGCTAACAGTAAGTATGGCAGCCGACCGTGCATCAAGGACCAGATCCTAAACCAACCCGATTCAATCAGGGAAACGTGCCCGACGACTAAGATTTTCGAGCTGTGGGACCCAGATCAGCTGACCGCGTTCAACAAAATACAGGATGCCGCTTCAGACCCGGAGGCTCCTACTATCGCTATTACGACGCTGGACAGGAAACATTTTGAAGGTCGCTGGACGGTGTATGTGACCTATACTCAAGTTCAATATTTACAATTCTGATCATACCATGGCGAATCCTATAGAATCCGTAGCACGCGCAGCTAAGGCTGGCTTAACTGGAGTCATTGCACCGGGCGACCGTGCGGCGCAACAAGATGCTCGCGGCGGCGAGATGGTGCGAAGTCTAGCGACTGGAGGCCTGGCTCTGGGAGCTGGCACCGGCGCGCTGGTTGCTCTCGTGAACTACCTCAAGTCCATGAAGGAGGAGAACGAGATCGAAGACGAGTCGCGAATGAATGACGACACGCTTTACATCCCTGAGATTAATAAAACTGCAGCAGATGGAGACGTGAATCGATTCGTCGCGCCTGGCTTGGCTGTTACGGGTGGTATCCTGTCGGCTGGCGGTGCCTATGCGTTGACCCAGGCCGTCTACAACCACCTCCAGAAGAAGCGTCGTCAGGCTATGTTAGACGAGGCACAAGGGGAAGCTCTCCTGGCTGCAGATCTCGAAGCTGAGAAGTCTGCGGCCAATATGGATTTCTGGGACTTAGCTACCGCATTCCCCGTGGCGGTGCCGCTACTGGCAGCACTCGCTTCCGGGGGTGTGGCTTACGCTGCACTGAACAAGACGTTCCCAACTGTTAAGAACCCCAAATCGAAGTTTCCAAAGCGTATCCGGCAGGTTTCTCAGACGGGACAGGTATCTGACCTGGACGATGAGGACGAGCCAGTCAAGATGGCCTCCGATTACGCCGGCGAGGCGGACTGCGAGGACGCGGCGAGAGAGTTCCTCATCCTAACCGTGGACCAGATGTCTCACGAGAAGTCTGCCTCGGTTAGGCTCACGTCGGACATCTTGAACCGCGTCGCGAAGGATGGACTAGCAGGTGTGGCTCACATTCAGAAAGCAGGCGGACTGGAGGCTCTCGTGGAAGCTGTTAAAGGCGCGTCACACGAGCCGGCCGATCTACCGAACAAGGTGCTCGCCGCGGCAGCCATCTGTAAGTCAGCCCGCCTACGACCAATCGTGTCCATGCTCGCCTCGGCCGAGTTCCAAGAGCTCGCCCCGGATCTTTACGACTCAGCCCTGTCTTACGGTGATGAGCAGCTGGAGAAGTTTGCCGGTATTGCTCCGTTGATGCACCTCATGTATTTCCGACCATTGATACTGGAAAAGAGCGCGATGATGAACCCTCTGATGGGGGAGCTGGAGGAAGAGATGAGTCCCTACCAGGATGGCATCGGAAACAACGAGGAAATGGCGGCTGGCCTAGGCAGCGGTATGAATCATATGGACCCAGCAGACATGGCGGGTGGTTTGATGTCGGACATCAACGGCCCTATTGGCTCTGACTCTGCTGAAGGCGACGCGGACGAGATTCCCGAGGAGATGATGCAGGACAACGCTCCTGAGGATCCTGTGGATGAATTCCTGCTCACCCAGGGAGAGGAATCCCCGATCCTTATACCAGCAGACGACGAAGGCGAGGAAGAAGAAGGTGCCGCGATCGTTAACTAAAAACCCAAACAACTTTCAAGAAGGCCCGACGTCGTAAGGCGCGGGCCTTCTTGCTTACAAACCCATACAAATATTATGAAGAACATCCAAGAAATTGAAGCAGAACTTGTCGACGCCGCCCCAGGCACTGTTGTCCTAGTCAAGGGCTACACCAACTCCGCCGGGAACAAGGCGGACGTTTCCTTCGAGCTTCTCGGTAATGACGCTTTCATAGCGTTGATGCACGAAGACCTGAAACTGCTGCAAGACGCCGCAGAAGATCAAATGATACTCTTCGATGACCTGACGGCACTTAATATGCTGGCAGCCAAACAACAGCTTACCGTCTCGCGTAAGGCGTCCATCGGGAGCAGAGACAGTAAAGAGCCGTCGAGGGGCGGCGCAGCATACACAGCGGTCGGAGGGTCCCTCGCCGTCTTAGATTCTGCGCCAGGTGCGCTTTACATCCTGGGTGTCAAGATCAAGGGTGCTCCAATGCTGCCTAAGCCTGCGAAGGGGTCGATCCCCCGCGCCAGGCAGCGCATCACAGCGTTGTTGGATCTACCTTCCCGCTACTACGCGCACAGTATCAAACTGGCGGATGGGAAGTTCGACGACCTCGTCGTCCTCACGAAGGTCGCGGGGACAGCGAATGTCTAAAACCCTGCTATTCTGGCCCTAACTGTGGTTTCACGGAAACAGCAACTCTGACCCCTCGTCATTCTGCCTTAACTGGTTTACAGTCAGTTAGGCGGGGTGACTGCGGTTGGGGCCAACTTTTTTTACCTACGTGAAAACAGCCTGCCACAGTTACAGGTTAGCGGCCCCCTGAGGAAGAAACGGGTTGACTGCGCCGTGTAAAAAGGTGAATCCTACTCATGGAGAAACCCCCAAAAACGAAGGATGTCAGGCTGTATGACAAGTCTGGACACCCCATAAAAGGTAAAGTTCCGACACCTCTCACCGCCTCCTGGTGCCGGCGAGCCTACTACAAGGGGCCGGCGAGAGTCGGTGAGTTCGATGAGGACGGCAGACCAGGAGACTTTGTCCGTGATTCCCTCGTGCGGGCCCAGGTGCCTTACGTGGTCACGCTGCTGGTCTACAACAGCAAGTTTGAGATTGAACCCACTCACCGCGAGTATTTCGTTTACGCCCCGCTGGAGATACAGAAGGCTGCGGAGCTGGGATTTCGACTGTGGCAACGGTGGGAGCGACCCAAACGCACAGGGGAGTTCCTCTTCGGTGACATGCGCGACGTGTATCCCAAGGTGGATGACGGAATCGTAGCTGAGCCTATCGGGGACGAGGATTTCGCTGCGCACTTGAAGGATGTGAGGGCTCGCAAGCATCGCCTAGCAGGTGACCCGGGCGATCCTTTCGCCTTTACCTGTCTGGACCAAGACGTTAAGGTATTCAAAACCGCGGACTTTCAAGAAGGTCTTAAGGTCACTATTCAATAAAATAACTCAGCAACAACAATGACATCACACACCCAAGAAAGTCTTGACGATCTAGCCCGTAAGGGAGACGTCCAAAAGGTAGCGCAAAGCCTTGACCTGTCGGTTGACGGAACACGAGCGGACGTCACCGCACGCATCCTGGAGTCTCAGAGTGCGGAAGCGCCTGCCGAATCAGAGCGAGCACGTGCCGACGACGGGCAGTTCACACCCGACGACGATGCCACGCAGCCAAGCGAGGCATACGTCCCACCGAAGCCCCGTAAGGTTTCAAACGGAGCGAAGAGCTTGGCGGGACGAATCGTCGCAGGTTACATCTCTGAAGAGGAGTATACCAAGGACGTGGAGACGCAGGTTTTGACAGCGCTGTCAGAAGGCAAGCAGCCGTGCATCGTCGAGGGTAAAGGAAACCGCCGATTCGCCCTCAAGGTGTTCGACAAGGAGTTCAGCTATACAGACCTGTCGAGTGATATTGCGGCGAAGAGTGGGGGAGTTATCCTAAACGTCGCTCGCCGTCTCGCCGATGCCAACGTCTTCCCAAGCGACTAAAGACACAGAGGACCGCCTTTGTGAGGTCCTTGTCTACGGTCTGAACCGCAGGGAAAGCGTGCGTCGACTCATCGACGCGCTGGCAGGCGTACCCTGCCTCCCTGAGATCATCTTCAGAATCGACCGACAAGGTCGACTTCTGGGGGTCATCGATCACGTAACGCCCGGGAAGATATTCTACGTGCAAGTCCACCACTGGGGGAGGGAACCAGACCATGACCCGGTGATTGGTTGGACCTTGAATCCGCAAAAGCTCAGCCCCAGCCTGCGAAGCCGCGGCGATAAGAAGCTGGTCAACTATGAGTCCGCCGTCAGAGTGGAGCCTATGAGGTTGAAAATCAGCGTGGACAGGCACGCTGCTGTCGGTGCAAGAATGGGTCTCCCTGCGTCATAATAGTTTGCTATGAGCAAACTATTAAGAAAATCACAAATAGAAGCCCCGAACGTAAACACCGACGCCGAGAGACTCTCGAAGAGACCTGGGCGTTACAACAAACAGTTCCTTCGCAGTATGTATGGCGCGTTCCTAACGCTCTACAACGATAAGGATGAGATCCTGTTCTTCCCTGCTGGGGTCCTACGGGTCCAGCTGAACAAGGAGGTAGACCGGGTAATCCACCTCACGCCGGAGAAGTTGAATGCTGGTATCTTCCGCCCTGAAGGCTGTCAGCACCCAGGGTATGGTTACGATGACCTCACCGGCAACGCGAAGAAAGGTCAGCACACCTTTGAGCTTGCGGACATACCGCACCTTTCGCACTACCTCGGGAGAGTTATCCCAGAGGCAAAATCGTGGGGAATTCTCAACGTGGGGCCGCATCCTAACAGAATGTGCAACGCCTACAAACCGTGGATCCCAAACGGTCAAAATTCGGAGTTCCGCCTGGACAGTGCTACGTGGAAACCCGCAATCAACAACAGGAAGGTAGCCAATAGCTCGTTGGAGGACATGATCACCAGGTTAGCGCCTGAAGCACTGGCGTATGCGACGAAACTCCCGAGCGCCTGGAGCTTGGCGGTGACGGCTATGCAATACTTTGGTGGGGTGCAGGGCCTGCCAGTCGTGGACCCGCGCAGCGATGACGATGAGGCGCTTATCCACGCTGTAAGGTGCGAGATTGCCACCCGGGAAGCTAAGAAAGCCTACCACGAAGGTAGGAGAGCACACCCGCAGCATGATGGGTCCTACCAGGACTACCAGCAGCCAGTAATGGCGGCTGTCGATCTTGAGCCACCGTCGTTGTCACCTCAACCGACACAACCCGCGATCACCCGGGTGGAAGAACCTGTCGAGCAGCCCGCTGCGGAACAGACTCCTGTAGAGCAACCGTCCACTCCCTCACCGGAGACGGACGTAGTCTACAACACCAATACCCAGGAGCTGGAGCCGGCCAATCCGGCGCTCCTTGAAGAGGTGCTGCCTTATCCCGCTGTCATAGAGGAACCCCTGAAAACCCCCCTCACCGCAGCGGACGCCGCTGCGCTGACCCAAGCAATGCTGCAGCCCGCTCCCGTAGAGCAGGCTGTTTGAGGTAAAACATGTTGAACTCGCGCCGCCAGTAACTCTGGCGGCGCGTTCTCTTCCTCTTTACCTAGGGGCATCGTTGAGGTAGGATTACCGCATATGATCAAGGCGGCCAGCAGTATCGAACTTCCTATCGTAAAGAGGATCATGAGTTGTATCCACGACGAGGATCCAAGTTACTGGCCTCATGGACTGGACTCAGCTCAGTTTAACGGCGGACTCTACCTGGTGCAAAAGTCCGCCAGCGCAGAGCCCGTGGGCTTTGTAGGGTGGCAGAAGTTCAACGAGTCCGGGCGGGATGTCGGATACTACGCGATCGGTATCCTACCTGAGCACCGACAGCAGAGCTTCGCTAAGCAGGCAGTGACCCAGGTCCTACGTGAGATCGGCGGGCAGTGCGACGAAGTGAAGGCTATGGTGATGGTGCACAATGAGCCGTCGAAGGCGTTGGCTCGATCCCTCAGTATCCCCATGATCGAGAAACTCGCAGCCGAGAAAGCCGGCTCCACCAAGGCGCAGATCGTGCAGGGGTTGTTAGGCGCAGTAGGCACTACAGCGTTGTTCGACCAGACTGCCGACCCGGACCGCTCTGTGGGCAGCACGTTCCAACCGTGGAAGTGGGACAAGGAGCGCAAGCTAATGGGCAGTCTGAACGCTATCCTGGGTGGATTAGGCGGACAGCAGATGGCGAAGGGAGAGTTTGGCCGAGGGCTGACTTCCATTGCCCTGGCCCCTACGAAAGACCTGGCTGTGAAAGGGATCGGGTCGCTGCACAACATTGATGACGCCGCGAAGAAGTTTTCTGAGGCTCCTGAGGTAGGTGGCATTCCTACAGGAGCCATGATAGGCGCGGGAGGTATCGGTCTCGGTGCCCTGGGTCTACTCGCCTACAGCGCCAAACGAAAGGCCGACCACAGAAAGGCTGTCCTCGAGGAGGAAGCCAAGGGCCGGGTGCGTATCACCTTACCCACCAAACAGGAGGGCGACGCTGAGACACAGATCGAACTTCCGTTTGATGAGATCAACCTTTCCAACGCACTCCGAGGCCGCCTCAGCCGCGACACCCGGAGACGACTCTACGCAGAAACGAAGCAGCGCACCCGCCAGCGCAAGCCGAAGGATCCCGAGAAGCCCACGGAGGCTGAGCGCGAGACCTTGGAGTTGGTGCGGGAAAGCGACGATCTTGACAAGGCCGCGACGATGAACGAAAAGCTGCAAGGGCTTGTGGCGGAGCTCGAACTTCGCAAGCGCGGGTCTATAGGGCCAGCAGTAGCTCCGCAGAACGCGGTGCCTACGCCTCCTCAACTGGGACAGAATCCAGCGCTGAGAATGAACCAGCAGAATCAAGCGGTAGCTAATTCTATCCAGCCGGCCCCTGATGCTAACCCGCAAATCATGCAGGCCGAGCAGGCAGCAATGCAAGCAGAGCAGGCAGGCGCGCAGCAAGCCGCCGAGATGGATCAAGCTAATCAGCAGGCCCAGATGGACCAGCAAGCGCAGTTCCAGCAAGCAATGTCAGCGTCAGAGCAGGAGAAAGACGTGCTCAAGATGCAGCTCGAGAAGGAGAAGGCTATGGGCGAGCTGAATAAGGCGCAGGCCGCAGCCGAGGCGAAGTCCAACGACGCTGCTGCAACGTCTGCAGCAGATGCAGCCAAAGGTGAGGGCACTGAGTCTCAGAAGCTGATCTCGAACCGAATCGGAAGGTTGGGTAAGCGAGTGAAGTCGGCGAAGGCTATCATGAACCCCACCGGGCCTCTACCTGGCAACCCAGTTAAACCAGGAACGCCGGGGACTCTGAGCGGTAACACTGGTCAGGTTATTCCGGAAAAGCCGGTCTACTTGAAGCCGCACGCGATGAACATTATGAACTCTTCTCCGGAAATGTCCGCCATGATCCCAAACATCGGCGTGTATCGCCACTCTTACGGACCCATGCTGGACTCCGTCTACGGGATGTTCAGGGATCGTTTCCTGAAGCCCACTCCGCCCCAACCCATAGCGCGCATGACTCGATCCGACATGATCAACAACCCGGACATGATTGGATCACTTAGCCGAGTTTATAACGGGATACTGCGGCAGAACGCGTAACACCCCATGCACGTTGTAAGAAACAATCGCCTCGAGGAGATCGCAGACGACGACCAGGACGTCGACTACGAGCTGACTGACGCCACGCGACAGTATGGTAGTCACACCAACTCGATCCCTCTAGCCAGCGCTGTGCAGGCCCCGCGCCTGTTCTACGGCGGCCGCTTTGCTAACCAGGCTCTAGCGATCGAGGGCGGAGAAGCACCCCTGGTGCAGAACCTCGACACGACTGACCCTGATGGGCGCAGCTTCGATGAGACCGCCGGCGAGAAGCTGGGAGCCGTCCGCGCCAAGCAGGGCGGTAGAGTCATCTCCGTCAAGCCGGACTACATGCGCGTGCGCTACGATGACGGGAAGACGGACGACATCGGCCTCTACCAGGACATGGCCTTCAACCAGAAGTCTGGTATAACTTCCCGCCCCCTCGTGCAGAAGGGCGACGTGTTCAAGCCAGGGCAGATGATGGCCGCGTCCAGCTACACTGACGACAAGGGCGTGCAGAACATGGGCCTGAATGCCCGAATTGGCCTCGTCCCTTACAAAGGGTTCTCGATGGACGACGCCATCCCCATCTCCGAGTCCTTCGCTAAGCGCCTGTCCGCCATCCAATACAAGGTGGTGAAGCAGGACAGCACGGACAATCTGAAGACAGGACTGAACCACTACCGCGCGCTGTTCCCGAATAAGTTCAAGAAAGAGAAGCTCGAAGCGTTCGATGACGACGGGCTCGTCCGGGCAGGCACGATCCTCGAACCCGGCGACCCCGTGCTACTGGCTACCATGCCTCGCACACTGTCGAGCTCGGGCGCCAATGTAGGGAAACTGTCCAAGGCCCTCCGGCAGCAGCGTCGAGACGCCTCGCAGACCTGGCACGGCAATCAACAGGCTAAGGTCGTGGCGTCGAAGAAGACGAAGAACGGTTACAAGATCGTCCTCAAGTATGTCAAACCGACGGAGGAAGGGGACAAGATCGTTTTACGACAAGGCGCGAAGGCGACAGTGTCTAAGATCATCCCCGACGACCAGATGCCTCGCACCGAGGACGGGCAGGCTCTCGATGCGCTCCTCAATCCGTTGTCACTGGTCAGCCGAGCCAACCCGGCGTCGCAGCACGAGATGCGCCTGGGTAAGATTGCTCGCAAGATGGGCGTCGCTCTAAAGCTGCCCTCCTACCTTCCCAAAGGAGAGAACTGGAACGATTACATCGATAACCTGGAAGCCGAACACGGCGTCGAGTCCAAGGAACGTGTGTTCGATCCTGAGACGGATCGATTCCTGTCCGACCCCGTCACCGTAGGCTACGCCTTCGTCAACAAGCTACACCACACCTCGGAGGGTAAAGTATCCTCGCGAGGCACCGGCAGCTACGACTGTTTTGACGCCGAGACAGAAGCACTGACCGCTCGGGGTTGGGTGGCGTGGCCTGACGTGCGTGACGATGACCTGCTGTGTGTCCCGTCGGAGGATATGGCAACCGCGGCATTCGAGAAGCCAACCAGGTTGGTCGATTACGATTTTGACGGGCACTTGCTGCGCTATGAGTCTACGCATCTGGACTGGGCGGTCACGCCGCAGCACAGGTTCCTGACCTACGGTAAGGGAGGTAAGATATTTTACCGGGAGGCTGCGGAGCTGCGCGACGTCTGTCGTGTTGCAGTGCCGCAATTCGGATTTGAAGTGTCGGCCACTACCCCAACTTCCAAAGTGATTCATCCAACGTCGCAAGGCCGCGCGGCGAGGAACAGTGAACCTCTTGTGGTGGGGTTTATGGACTACGCCGCGTTCATGGGGTGGTGGATCTCGGAGGGCAGCGTGCAGGGCGCCCGTGTTTACATTTGGCAGCACGCCGACATACACCCAGAGCACAGCGCGGAGATAAAGAGCCTCATGTCTCGCATTTTTGGGAAGGACCCGATGGACCACGCTGGGCGGGGCTGGCGCACGGACGACAGGAGGGCGGCCGAGTTCCTAGCGGGCTACGGGACGAAGTCTGGGGATAAACGCATCCCCCGGGACATCATTGAGGCCGGCGGCGAGGCGGTGACGGCTTTCATGGATGCCTACGTGAAGGGTGACGGCACGGACGGGGAGTATGAGAAGTATGACGGACGCCAGGCGCTCAATGTCGTGCGGGCTGTAGGGAGCACCAGTCCGCGACTGATGGACGACATGCAGGAAATGCTCATGCGGCGTGGGCTGGGCCTCATCGCTCGGAAGACTCGCGACGACGGGGCTGAGGTTAGATTCCCCGACCGTGAAGTGGTCTACCACGGCGCGGCGTTTTACTCCGGGGCTGTGCATAGCAAGCGCAAGCGGGCCACGGTAGTCCCTCGGAAGGGCATCCCGCGCTACAAGGGTGCGTGGAGCGAGCTCCGTTATACTGGGAAGGTCTATTGCGCGACCACTAGCACGGGACTGCTGGTCGTCCGCCGTAACGGTAAGCCAGTCGTCACTGGTAACTCCAACGAGCAGCCCAGCCGAGGCGGCGGAGAGATGGCCCAGGCGAAGAGATACTCTGGCCTGGAGAACTTCGCCACCCTCTCAAGCGGCGCCTACTCGCTCATGCGGGAGAACTCCACACTCCGCGGACAAAAGAACCACGATTTCTGGCGGGCCCTACGCTCGGACAGACCGCTCCCCAAAATCGACGAGCCGTTCGTGTGGCACAAGTTTCGCGCGATCCTGGCTGGAGCCGGGATGAATACCAAGGAGACCAAGAAAGGCCGCTACCGCCTGTCACCATTCACAGACAAGGACCTGGACGAGCGCGGACCCATTGATATCGACAACGGCGAGATGGTGAACCTTAAAAACCTAGAACCTGTCAAAGGCGGACTGTTCGATGGTCGACTACTCAACGGGGAGAAGTGGGGCCGAGTCCGACTCCCCCGTCCGATTATCAACCCGGCAATGGAAGACACGGTGCGCGTGATGCTTGGCATTACCAAGAATCAGCTGGAAGAAGTTCTCGCCGGTCGTCTCGACTTGGCTGAGGCCATGGAAAAATAGACCTTGAGCTGAGGCCAAGATCTGAGTATGCTGTAGGACGATGAATGCATCACAATACCTTCAATTAGTCGGAGCCACTGTTCGCTCCGGTGCCGCCGTCCTAGAAAAGTCTGCTTCGGCAGCTCCTTCACAGCAGGAGATCCTCGCAGCCGGTTGGCCGCAAGAGGGTGAGGGCATCACGAAGAAGGCGGAACTTTCCCGCATCCTCGCTACCGGCCTGATGGTTTCAGAGGCTGAAGCGAGCCTCGCGGAATAACCGGGAAACAAAACTTTAAATTTATTCATAGCCGAGAGGGCGGTCCTGTAATGGGGCCGCCCTTTCTGTGTTTACAGATCATGACTGCAAAAGAACAAACAGACGCCCTCCGCGCATTCTGCGGGTGGGTAAAATGCAAGGCATGCGAGCCCGGCGGGTGCTGCTTCTGGTGGTCCCCTGCCGAAGATCCGTCAGAGTGTCGTGCGACGCACTTCGCTCCGAATTATGCGGAGGACCTCAATGCTACGCACGACGTTGAACTGCTCCTGAAAGACAAGAACGCAGGAAAGATAGATGGCCTGTGGTGGGACTACCGCGCGTGTCTGATCGACATCCAGGAGCGCGACGGAGAAGAATTCTCCGACGGCATCAACGCCTCCGCCGCTCAAAAGACTGAGGCGCTGTGCCGCACCGCCGACCTGTGGACTGATTAATCAATAACAACAACAGCAATGCTTAAAATACATCTCATCAGCACCCGGGGGAACCTCTTACGCGAGGATCTCTCAGGTATCATCACAGACGCCCGCAGCTTGAAACAATACCATTCGGAGTTGCTCAGACTCTGTAAGGAGAAGCAAGGGGTCGGCGTATCGGCCAACCAGCTCGGGCTCAAGGAGAACTTCTTCTTCGTGACCGCTGGGGCCAAGTTCCCGACGAACAGCGGAAAGAACTACGCAGCAGCTAACATCTGCGCTAACCCCACGTGGAGGTCGAACGGGCAGTCCAGCCTGGTGGACAGCACCGAAGGCTGTTTGTCCTTACCAGGGCGAGACTTCGTGGTCCTTCGTGAAGGTATCATCGACGCCGAGTGGACCAATGTGCTAGGGCACCGCATCCGCCGCAAGCTCAAGGGCTGGCCGGCGCGTGTGTTCCAACACGAGCACGACCACCTGCGAGGCGTGACTCTTCTGGAGTCCGGGAAGGAGGTCAAATGAACGAGGCTGTAGAAATCATCAAGGACCTGCTCACGTGGGCCGATACGCGCAGCGACGGAGTTGGGTTATCCGCTCCCGCATGGAGTCGAGCACGGAAGTTCGTCGCCCGCGATAGCGCCGGGGTTGCGGCTCAGCATCATACGCCAGGGTTCGCTCAGAATCAGGCGTTGTCTGAGGGCTGGTGCATTATTGAGAACTCTGAAGGATGGCTCGATATTCAAAGGACTGATGAGGGGTCGGAGTTTCCTACGGATCGTTTTGCCCAGGCTTACGTCATGGGGTGCGTGGATGAACGGTGCAGCCTTTACCATCGTGACGCGCTGATTTATGTCACCGCCTTCAACGGCGTCCGATACAAGACCCGTAAGGCCTCCTCCGGGACGATCTACATGAGGTTAAGAAACTGGCGCGATGGTAACGTGACGTCGTTCATGACGGTGCGCCAGGAAGCGTCCTTTGACCTGGCTAACGAAGGTTACGGCTGGTCGAAGGGCTACCCATCAAACAACCAGGACATCGTCCCATTGACGCAGAGCGATGAGATCCCGGACGTGACCTACGAGTTGGAAGGATTCGACTTCTGCGAGGCTGCGGTGACTCTCGACGAGTTCGGGCACCCTGTCAGCGGCGTCTGCGGTAACTGCAGCGAGAGCTTTCCGCTGGAGTCCGACACCGGCTACAACTACAAAACCGTATCGCTAGCCTACGGACTAGCCCACATCCCTCAGTGCCCGCATTGCGGCGCGCTGGGACACACCCCCAAGCCAAGATCATGAATGATACACTGATAATTGAAAACGTCGACTTAGACAAACTGGAGGAGCAGCGCGTTGCTTTTCAGCTGAACATGACCAGACTAGAGTCGTTGAGTCGAAAGGTCCGAGTCGATCTCCTGGGCATCACTGACACCTACTTAGCGCGTCTGCGAGGGCTCGAGTCCATGCTGGACGAGTGGTCGGACAAGAGAGCACGAGAGGAGGCAGCATGAGGCTAACCGTCGAAATCACGCGCCCCCTCGAGGGCGGAGCTCCGGATCTCGTTGTAAGCAACACGGCGACAGGCGATGAGATGCTGCGGCATACCCTCGCCGAGTATGATATGCAACCGTGGGACTTCGCCATCGACCTGAGCCCGGACCTCTCGAGTTCTACCTCCGTCGTCGAGATCCGCGACACTGAGACGAACGAAGTATTTAAGCAGCAGACCCTAGAGGATTTCTTGCGTCGCTCTTACGAATACATCCTTGACGGCGGGACCGCGGAGCTGATTAAAGGCATCGACCCCTCCGCATTCGTCGCGGGATGGTTGCAAGTAGCTGAGACCCTGGAATCTGAGGCTAAGCTACTGAGAGCGGCGATCGAAGCAACGGAGGTAGTTGCGGGTAATTATGAACCGAGGACAATAGTATGACAAGCATGAGAACCCCCGAAGGTATCTGCAACGACTGCCCCTGGCGCCGTATCGCGGCCCCAGGTTGGTTGGGTGATGCGCAGGACGCAGCAGACTGGGCAGCCACCGCGCACTCAGACGACACCGCGGAATGCCACACACGTGACGACTGCCACTGTATCGGCCTAGCCACTTACAGGAGCAACGTAGCCAAGATGGCACGCCCACCGAACCCGGAAGGCATTGAGGCGGACAGAGAGAAAGTATTCTCCAGTCCAATGGAATTCCACCAACACCACACCAGAGGCGAAGACCTACCAGAAGACTGGGTCATGCGTCGTTACACCAAGAAACTATGAGCTATTCAACTATATTCACCGCGGCGTCACTGCTCGTCACGATCTTTATCTGCGTCTTTATCATGCCCAGCTGTGTGAGCAGCGGAGGTCCCCCAGGCAGTCAGAACGACTCCAACCCGGAGAAGACTTATCGTGTTATCGAAA